CGCAGAAGGGATTTGATAATAAGTGAACCTGACGGAGTAGTAAGAGAAACTATGATAAGTAATTTAGCGATTGACTTATGATTGCTAACGTTGAGCGTATGCGCCTGTTGGCGTGATAATTAATAGCAGAAACTTTAAAAACAGATATAAGATGAAAAAAGAAACCACAGTTGAAAATACCACAAAGCCAATGGTGTATGACGCATTGTTAGGGTGCGTTTTAGAGATTAACACTATACTACACACACGAGATGGTAGAAAGATAGGTAACGCTATAATAACAGGGCGTGATGGTAATTATTGGAAGATTAAGACAGACTACGGAAACGAGATACAGAAGTTAACTACGCAAGAAGTTGAAGACCTGTTTTTTATAGCGTGGGTAGATTGCACTAAGGATGAACACGGGTTTACTTGTAAAGAGATGCAAGAAATGATGAGTAGTGACCATAAGCATAGGGTTTAAATGCACCCTAACGTGTTGTGTATGGTGTGTATGCCGATAGGCTATGCAATATACACGTTGTTACCTGCTGTACGGATTTAAAAATAAAACAAAAATTAAAAATATGAATGTATTAAGTTTATTTGACGGAATGAGTTGTGGACAAATCGCACTCAACAAATTAGGAATTAAGTATGATAATTACTTTGCATCTGAAATTGATAAGTATGCTATAAAAGTAACGCAAAAGAACTACCCAAATACTCAACAAATTGGAAGTGTAGTGAATGTAAAAGGAGAAGATTTACCAAAGATTGACTTGTTAATTGGGGGTTCACCTTGTCAGGATTTCAGCACTTTAAAATTTGAAAGGGAAGAATTAAGAGGAAGCAAAAGTAAGTTGTTTTATGAGTTTTTAAGATTATTGAAAGAAACAAAACCGAAATATTGGCTACTTGAAAATGTACAAATGAAGAAAGAAAGTAAATTACAATTAGACGAGTATTTAGGTGTGATTGGTGAACTTATTGATAGTAATTTATTTACTGCTCAAAACAGGAAGCGTTACTACTGGGCAAATATACCTATTAATAAAATAGATAATAAAAACTTGCTAATTGATGATGTAATTGAAAAAGAGGTTGATGAAAAATACTATTGTAAAGAACATCAAATAAAACACTATGAACCTTGCAGATATGTAGCGGAAGGAAATTCTATTGAAGTTATAGATTTTTATAACAAAAGCATAAAATATAATAAATCTAACTGTATAACACCTCACGCTTTTAGATGTGATAGGAGTGCTACAAATATAGTAAAGGTAAATGGTAGACTTAGAAAGCTAACAGAAAACGAATGTGAAGCATTGCAAGGAGTTCCAAAAAACTATACTAATTTTGTGGCAAGTGGGCAAAGATATAAGATGTTAGGCAACGGTTGGACTGTTGACGTTATTGCTCATATTTTTAATGGCTTGAAAAGCCAAGAGGGAGGGAAGAAAAACTAATATTGTGGCACGATACTACCGAACTTGATTAAATGAACGAAAGTAGTATTGTACACAACGTTTGGCTATGATTTGCCCGACCACCAAAGAAGTTTAAAATTAAGTATAACCTAACTAGGGTTAATTATAGCCCTTGTTATAAAGAGTTTGATATGACACCAAAAGAAAAAGCAAGGGAATTATTCGACAAATACCAAATAGCAGGAAGTCAATACTCTACTGACCAAACAAAGAAATACGCATCTATTTTGTGCGATGAACTTATTGAAAGATTACCAAACATAAATCTAGTAGCCCCAATAGATAGAAAATCTGAAGACAATTATTTACAGTATTGGCACTCTGTAAAAAGAGAGCTTAATTCTTTATAATGTGTAAAGCTATGCACCGAGATTTTTAACGATTAAATAGTGATAAAGATGACAGAACTAGAAAAGATATTTGCAAGGTATGAAAGAGGTTACACCGCAACTAGATACGGCAACAAAGACATGGCTAACAAGTACATGAGAGATGATTTTGATTACATGATAGATAAGTTAAAAAATCATGGTGTCATAGGTGATGTTATAAAACAACGTGAACTGTTAAAAAGCTTTTGTGACTATGCAGGAATTGACCAGTTAGTTAATGAAGATGATTTAATGGTAGATATAGACAACCATATAAAGCATTTTAATAGTTTATAACGTTAAGTGTATGTTGTCGTTGCGTAAATATAGAATTATGAGAAAGATATTAGACTTATTTGCTTTTAAAGATTTTGGTAAAACCACCACAACCAAAAAGCAATGCAATATAAACAATGTTGTGCGTAGTCACCCATTCGATAAGCACTACCACGACATGAGTAGAAAGGAAAAGAGAGCCTATAAAAAATGGTTGTATAAAAACAATATGTGGGATGGTGCTATTGTTATAGAAAACCTAGAAAGAGACAGAAAGCTATTTTATGAAGAGTGATTACACACAACGGTAAGAATAAATGGGCGTTTTAATGCCATTTATTTATTGTTACCAATAGTACGGCAGTTTTAGTAGAATATTAATTTGAAATAAATAGAAAAATGAATTGGATTGAAATAAAGAGCGAAAAGGATTTACCGCAAGAAGGTAAATATGTAATAGCAAAACACAATAGAGGAACTTGGCATGACAGCGATGACCAAGAAAATGTAAATACGGTTGTTGTAAAACTCGTTCGTGGGATTAGCGAAAAAGAACGCCAAGGAATGAAAGGAACTGAAAAAGACACTCAATTGAGACCACCAGAAGACCGCGGACTTTATAAGATTAGCGGACTGAGGAGTGATACGTACAAACAAGGAGATGAACACGGTAATAACACTGTGCCGTGGGCGTGGGATTCATTTGGGTCTGATTCATTTTTCGGGCAATCAATTACGTACTGGATGCCAATAGAACCGCTACCGTAGTGTTATTGGTAACAAGCGTGTATAGTTACCAAAAGTATGCAAATGGCTATTTCTTACAAATTAAGAGGGTTTTCTAAATACTTGGTAACAGAGTGTTTTAATGTTATAAGAGTATCACACTACACTAAACACCACCACTACAAAGAGCCGCGTTTTATATCTCCTAATAAAAGGAATCAATACATTTTAATTTCTGACAACGGTAAAAAAGAATACTGGACAATCAAGCAACTAAAAAACATACTTATAAAACACGAAATAAAATTTAATACATCTTGTAAAATTAATTTAATACCATTTTAACCATGACAATAAAAGAAACTTATTCACTAATGGCAGCAATAACCGTTTTAATTTTCGGGTATTGGCTTAGTAAAACAGTAAAAGAAGAACCAAATAAATTTGATTAATATAAATAATATAACTATATTTAAATTCTATGATAAAGGAGAACATAAAAGAAGAATTAAGAAAGCAGGGATTAACACAAAAGGATTTAGCCGTTATGTTATATCCTAACGCAAAGCAAGAAAACGCTTACATATCATTTAATGCAATGTGTAACGGTAAGACAATAAGTTTTGAGCATATTCACAAAATATGTTCTTACTTGAATATTTCACCTAATAAACTATTTAAGAAATGAAAAAGACACACTACAAGAAATTAAAAAACCCTAACTACCTTGGAAGCTGGGATTTACTAAACGAAAAAGGTGAGCCGATTAGTAAACAGGTTAAAATTATATCAGTTAAAAACGAATTAGTTTTTGATGGTAAAGGCGGTAATTCTGAATGTATGGTAATAGATTTAGAAGGATTAAAACCAATGATTATAAATTCAACAAATCAGAAAATGATTGCTAGGCTTTACGGTGATTTTATTGAAGATTGGGTAAGTAAAGAAATAGTTTTAGAAGTTTCTAAAGTAAAAGCGTTTGGTGAATATTTGGATGCTGTTAGGGTTTCTAGTAAGCCAATTAATAAGACTAAAGAAAAGCTAAATTCAGAGCGATTTGAAAAAGCTTTAAAGGCGTATAATGATAAAAAGATAACTAAAGAAAAGTTATTAAATAGCTACGACTTAACAAAAGACCAAATTTCAAAACTATGATATTTAGATGTTCAAGCCTACCAAAACTTTTAACTAAGTCGAGAAAAAAGGGCGAATTATCACAAACGGCTAAAAGCGAAATTGAATCCATGGCGAAACAGGAGTATTTCGGGTACAGGAAACAATTAGACAATAAGTATATTTCTAAAGGCATTATTTGTGAAGATGATTCTATAAAATTATACAATAGTGTTTTCTTTACTGATTATAAAAAACACGTTGGAAGGGTTAAGAAAGGGTTGCTAACTGGTGAGTGTGATTTAAAAGACAATGAAGTAGTAATAGATATAAAAAGTTCATGGAGTTTAGAAACTTTTCCTTGTATTGAATCAGATATAGATTTAAAAACATATGAAGCACAACTACGGGGCTATATGTATTTATACAACTTACCAAAAGCGCGTTTAGCTTACTGTTTAGTTGACACACCAATAGATTTAATTGGGTACGAACCAACTGAAATACATTATGTGTCAAAAATAGCAGAAGAAAAAAGAATAACCTATACAGATTTTAAAAGGTGCAAAGATTGGGAGCAGGAAATGGAAAACACTTTGATAGAGTGTGAAAGGTATTACGATTATTATATTGATGAATTAAACGAAAAATGAAACAACTTAAAACGACAGTATATTTATTTATGGTAACATTTTATGTGTTACTAGCTTCAATCGGTGCAATGTGTGTTTATGCTTATTTATAAAACAAGCCAAGAAGTATTAGAAGCAAATAAAGACAAGACAACGTATGTTTGGAAAAGTCGAGATATACATATTTACAACGTATTACTAAAAAAAGAACAATATGAAATTCAAAGGAAAATTAACAAAAGTACAAAACGAACGAGTAGGAACAAGCGCAAAAGGTGAATGGGCTAGTTTAGATTTTGAACTAACAGAATCAGAACCACATAACCCAGATTACCCACAAATAGCATTGTTTTCATTCTTTAAGAATGGTGAATATATTAACGATGTTAAAGAGTTTAAGACTAAAAACAAAATAGGTGATGTTTTAGAGGTGGATTATAACTTTAAAAAATCAGAGTACACTAAAAAAGATGGTACACCAGCAGCCTTCTACGGGGTTACAGCTTGGAAGGTTGAGAACTTAGGCGGTGGAGTTGTTGAAACTGTTACTGAAGATGAAGAAAATCAATTACCATTTTAGTCATGAAGTTTATAAATTGGTTAGGGGCTAGTGCATTACTTGCGTTAGCCCTAATATTAGGAGTTTTAGGATTGTGGAAACAATTGGATAATGATTATGAAGAATGATTTTAACTACAAATGGAGTAAGTTATTTGCTGCTAAAAGGTACAATTCAAAGGATGGTGTAATAAAGTTAACACCAGAAGAACAGCAAGAACTATTGAATGATGCTGAAAGGATATTTAAAAAGGATAAGAATGAGAGAATATAAGGAGTATTTCAATTTAGTTGAAGAGGTTATTTGCAAGTGTTTAAGTTTAGACAAAGAAACATTTAAAAGCAAGTATAGGGGGCGTGAATACGTTGAAGCTCGTAGTATATTGTTTTACATTACTTATACATTATCATCTAGTGAGGTAGGTTTAAAAACAGTTGGAGACTTACACAGAAAAGGTTACGACCATTCAAGTGTAATACATCAACTAAATAACTACAATAACTTCTATGGTGTTGATTTACCATTCACTAACAAAGCTTTAAGAGTTATGGAAGTATTAGAGGAGTTAGAAAAACAAGATGTAAAAGGACTTATTAATGCTTAGAAGGGCTGCCAGAATAGACGCAAATCAAAACGAGATAGTAAAACAACTTAGAAAGGTTGGTTGCAGTGTCTTGATAGTATCACAGTTAAAAAACTGCTTCGATATACTCATAGGGTTTAAAGGCAAGAACTACGCATTTGAAATAAAGGACGGTAACAAACCACCGAGCCAAAGAAAGCTAACAGAAGGAGAAAAGAAATTCTTTAATAGTTGGAATGGTCAGGTAGATATAGTAACGTGTTTAGATGATTGTTTAAAAATAATAGATGGTAAAATATAAAAAGATTTACATTGATTATTTCGGTTACCATGTAGGCGATTTTATACCGTGTGAAGTTTGCAACAACAAAGCAGTTGACATTCATCATATAGTATTTAAGTCGAGAGGTGGTAAAGATGAAATTGATAATTTGCAAGCTTTATGCAGGGAGTGCCACGATAAAGCACACAGTCACGAATTTAGTGTAAAAATGTTACAAAGTATTCACTACGATAAAATGAAAAGATTATGAGCGATGTCACTAAATGTAAGGGCTTCAAATGCCCACTAAAAGAAAATTGTTACAGATTTAAAGCAGTACCGAATGAGTATAGACAATCATACTATATGAATCCACCTTACAACAAGGTTAAAAAAGATTGTCAATACATAATACCAATAATAACAGGTGTTAACTCTAAAAACTAAACTTAATACCAATGATACTAGACCTAAACAACCAATTAGACGTTAAGAAGTTTAATGAATATTCAAACCACTTGAAAGAGAAAGGTCACAAGGTGCAATTAAAGAAAGTTGTTCAAAATAGAAGCACTAGACAAAACAGCTCTTTACATTTATACTTTACTTTCATATCTAATGAATTAAATAATTTAGGTTTAGAGTTTCAATATAACGGGATTAATGACAATGTTTTTTCGTTAAAGTACACACCTGATTTAGTGAAAGAGTTTATTTGGCGACCTATACAGATAGCAATGTTTAATATAGAAAGCACTAAACAAGTAAATACAAATCAAATAAATGATATAATTGACGTAATAACAAAGTTTTTTAGTGATAGGGGTGTAGTGTTAGAATTCCCATCTATTGAAAACATGATTAATAATTATGAGCAAAATATACTACATCCCAATACTAGACAAATTCGTTAAGAGGTTGCCTAGAAAGATTAAAAAAAGATTGAAGAAAGGCTTGACAATTAAAAAACTTTAACTATATTGCAGATATATTCAAAGAATTAGAGTCGCAGTCTGATTCATTGAATAAGGGTTTAACATAACCTTAAAAGCCTCCAAGAACTGCGACACTTGGGGGCTTTTTTATTTTATGAAGTTCTTAGAAAAAAATTTAGAAGATATTATTTACAAAACTGATAATGGTTTATTATTAGAAAGAGGATTAGAAATATATGGTAAAAAAATAAGGCAATTAAGAATTGGTAATTATGGAATAGCTGACTTAGTTACTTTTGAAAAACCGATATACATAGAAAATGAATATAAAAAAGAGCATGAAATTTGTGATTTTTTTGTTCCAACAATAACTATTTATGAATTAAAGAAGGATGAAATAAATATTAAAACATTACTTCAATCTTTAGGTTATGCTAATGGTATAAAAAATTATTTAGAAAATAGAGAAGTTTTTATAGGTAATGATTTTTTTGATTCTGAAGTGTACTCAACAAGTATAAAAGAATTTAAAATAAAAATAGTTTTAATAGGTGGTAAAATAGCAAAAAATAATAATTTTATTTATTTACCTAATATTTTTAATGATTTAAGTTTGTATACTTATGATTATGGATTAGATGGATTAAATTTCAAAAATATTTATGATTATAAATTAATAAATCAAGGGTTTTAATTATGGGAAAGCTAAGAAGTATATCTACAAGTTTTTGGAGTGACCCGTTTATTGAAGAATTAACACCTTCAGAAAAGCTATTATTTGTTTACTTAATAAGTAATGAAAAAACCAATATGCTAGGGATTTATGAGGTATCAATAAGAAAGATTTCTTTTGAAACTGGTATAGATAAAGCAACGGTTGAAAAGGGTTTTAAAGAGTTTGAAAGGCTTGGTAAAATTAAAAGGTATGGTAATTATATTGTTTTGGTGAATTACATGAAACATCAAAATTATAATACAAATATGAAAAAAGCCGCTATTGATATTTATAATTTATTACCTAACCAGCTGAAAGATAATAGTTTAACTGTTTGTAAATCTAATCCTTTGGAAGGGTTCGAAAGGCTTTTAAAGCATTATGGAATGGTTTCGAAAGTAGAAGATGAAGAGGAAGGTGAAAAAGAATTAGAAGGTAAAGAAGAGGAGTTTTCTTTATTCTGGGAAATGTATAATAAAAAGACTGGTAAAAAAAATACATTTAAAAAGTTTATGAGTTTAACAAATTCAGAAAGAGAGCAGATTAAACAGAAACTACCAACTTACATAAAATCAACACCAGAGGTTAAATATAGAAAAGATCCTTACACATGGTTGAATGGTAAGCACTGGGAAGATGAGATAGAAGTAAAGGCAAAGAAACAAAGTACAACACCTTACGCAAGCCCAATTATATGATAAACTGGAACGATATAGACACTAAAGGCAAAGAGTCAGGACAAATAAAAGTAAAGTGTCCAGCTTGCATTGAGCAAAGAAGTAACAAAAGAGATACATCATTAAGCGTTAATCTTGATAAGGGTTTAGCTAATTGCCATTACTGCAAAGAATTTAGCATAAGAGACTACAAAGAAATAGAACAAAATGTAACTTATAAGTTACCAAAACAAGAATGGAAGAACCACACAAACCTAAGCGATGCACTTGTAAGCTATTTTAAGGGGCGTGGCGTGTCTCAAAGAACCTTAATAGAGTGTAAGGTCACAGAAGAAAAATTCTATCAACCAGCGGCTTCTAAAGAGGTAAACAATATAGTCTTTAATTATTTCGAAGGTGATACGATTGTAAACAAGAAATACAGAAGCGCAAAAAAGGAATTTACACAGTCAGCAGGAACTAAAAATATTTTCTACGGTATTAATGACGTAATAGGCAAAGAAGAAATTTACATAGTAGAAGGCGAAATAGATAAACTAAGCCTTTGGGAAATAGGGATTGAAAATTGTATAAGCGTTCCTAATGGTGCGAATGATAATGACGATGTTTGGAAGAACTGCGAAAACTATTTAAGCGATGTTACAAAGTTTTATATTGCTACGGATAACGACACGAAAGGAAATGAAGTAGCTGAAAAGATAGCCCAAAGGTTAGGGCGTTGGAGGTGTGAAAGAATTACTTTTAAGGGAAAGGATGCTAACGAAGATTTAATAGAAAGTAAATTAGTATTAGAGGAAAGTTTAAAGAATAGAAAGAAATACCCTGTAAGTGGTTCGTTAACTGTAAGTGATTTTAAGGATGGTATTTTTGATTTATATGATAACGGTTTACCTAGTACGATATATCCAAAAGCTCACGGTTTAGAGAGGCTTAAAGAAGTGTTTAGCTTTATGTATGGTCAAGTAACTGTAATAACTGGAATACCATCACACGGGAAGAGTACTTTTATAGAGTGGTATTTATTGAATTGTCTAGTTGAACACGACATGAAAATGTCAATGTTTAGCCCAGAACATTCACCTTATGAATTACACCAAACTAATTTTATACAGAAGTTTCATGGTAAACCTTTTTGGAGTTCAAAAGATGGATTAGAAAGGATTAAGAAAAGCGAGGTAGAAGAATACATAGACTGGGCTAATGAAAGAATATACATTACCGCACCAGACAAACAAGATACACCAGACTGGGATTGGCTACTAGAAACATTTAAAGAGCAAATTTACGCTTATGGTATTAACGTCTTTTTAATAGATGCCTTTAACAAAGTCATTCTAAGTGGTACGGGTTCACAAAAAGAAAAGATAGATGCAGCCCTAACAAGGTTAACAGCATTTGCACAACAAAACAACGTGGCGGTTTTCTTAGTGGCACACCCTACAAAGATGAAAAAGCAAGAAGGGAGTGGAGAATACGAAATGCCAACTCTTTATGATGTAAGTGGTTCAGCAGATTTTAGAAACCAAACTCATAACGGGGCGTGTGTTTATAGACATTTTGGAGAAGATGACTACACAGAATTTACAAACCTTAAAACAAAGTTTTCTTTTCAAGGTGAAATAGGTGCAAAAGTTAGCTATCAATATCACATTCCTACGGGTCGTTATTTCTTACGTGACCATCAACCCAATTTAGAGCCATTGTTAAGAGTAGAAAAACAAACATCATTTAAAGAGTTAACAGAAACTTACGAAAATAATTATCCGCCTGAATGGGATGAATAAAGTCCAGTTTATTAATTAAAAAAGTGGACAACTAAAAAACTAAAACTATGAAAAAACTACCTACAAACGAATTAAAGCAAAGAGTTTACGAACTAAAAGAAATGTACCTACACCTAAAAAAGTACTACGGTGAAAAGGTTGCAAATGAATACCACGAAAAAGAATTTAAAAAAATATATCCTGACATTTTGTAGTTATAAATAAATTAACTATAATTGTAAGGAATTAAAGATACTATTATGAAAACTATTAAATACTCATTCAACTACAACGAACATCTTGAAATAGATGAAGAGATTAAAGTTGATGTTATAGCATTATTAGAGCCAGCTCAAAAGATGGATTTAGAGAATCCACCAATACCAGAGAGTTTAGAAATATCTACAATGTATTATAGAGGTGAAGACATAGGTTATTCAAATAATGCTTTCATTCAATGCTTTCAAAGTAGTTTAGAGACTGAAGCAGAGGGTTATTTCTGGGATAATTACAACGATATAATGATTAAGAACGGTTTGAAGGAGGATTTTTAATGAGCAAAGCTAAAAGCCTGTTTTTAAATGGCTTTTTAGGTTGTGTTATCTACTTTTTAATTTATTTATCAAACTTTCTTTGTATAACACTTGTATAACTAATAAATAGTTGTATCTTTGAATTATAGAAACGAAGTAAACAAATTAAAACTTAGAAATTATGATGAACGCAAAAACAACAACAGTAAAAGACATTAAAATAGGTGATAAAGTAAAATTTGATTTTAATAGTTGGGGTGGGGGTATTCATATAAAAGAGGTTAAAAGTATAGTTCCTACAAAAAGTGGTAAACGTGTAAATGTTTTTTTTACAGATGGGTCAACACAAATGAGTAATGGAGCGATAGGATTTAATACACCTTTATATCAATAATATGAGCAACAAGAAACAAACAGCCTTCCGAATCTCGGAGGGCTTAATCAAAAGACTAAAGGCAGAAGCTAAGAAGCAAAACAGAAGCCTTAATAATTTAGTGGAGGTGTTAATTGATAAGCACGTTCCTAAATTGTAGATAACGTTTGTATAAAAATTGAAGCCTTAAAGAAAGCCTATCTAGTTGCATTGCAGTTATTTAGGTTTTTGTTTTTATACCTTGTTATTTGCTGATTTTACTACGGGGTAAAACTTTTCTTACTTTTTTTCGTTAATACTATTGCAAGTAAGATATTTCTTACTATCTTTACATCATACAACAACGAAACAAAGGAAAACATGACATACGGATTATACATAGAGAACGGAATTATCGAAACAGGAACAAAAGAAGAATTAGAAGCGTCTTTAGAAGGTATTTTTAACGAAGCTCCTGAGTTAAGAGAATTTGCAGACGAATATGAAATTAAGCCGTTAAACGAAGATGTTGAAGAGAAAGAAGAAGTTGAGTTTACAAGAGCAACTGTTTTGACTGATTCGCATGTAACTGCTACTGAAAAGAAGCATGTTTTACACGTTGTGAACTTAAACGATGATAAGTACTTCGGTAAATGGTTAAAAGTTAATAGAAAGCAATACATGATTAAAAAAATTGAAGATAATGTTTTTGAGGTAACAACTAGAGAAAATAGAACAAGCACATTTACTGGAAAAGCTTTTACTTCTGATAATACATTTAAATTGAAATTGGCATAATGACAAACACAGAATTAAAACAAGAGTTGAAAAAACTTGGGTTGAAAGAATATAAAGACATTGCAAAAATAACAGGGCACACAGCAGCTAGTTTAAAAGACATGATGCAACCTAATAAGCCGATTCCACGATGGGGAAAGCTAGTTCTTTACGTAATCGCAATTGGCAAATAACGCCTAGTGTAACAGGTCGTTTTAATGCCTGTTACATATTGTTGTGCATAGTACGGGATTTAAAGTAAAATGATAATGAAAGGAAAATATTTAATAAATACAGATAGTTGGTTTGTTGCACCTGATGGAAACCAATACAAGGCTGTTTGGGGAGAAATTGAAATAGTTGAAGATTCTTTTTTAGGATTAAAAACAAACAGAAACAGCACTAATTGGTTTGCAAAAGTTGGTAGCGAAGATAAACACGTAATAGTTGCAGGATGCCAAATACACTACGCAAGTAAATGTGAAGACAAACCATACACAGGTAAAACTATTGGGTGGGACGCTGATGCTACAAATGGAATAAAAGAATATGAAGCACCTACTCGAATATACATTGCAGAGTAGTATTGTGCACAACACGAAAATAAACTTAGCTTGTGCGATGTTCGAACGTAGAGAGAATGAAGTTTTATTTTCTGTTATCTAGTAACTAAGTGAGTAATTAAGTGAGTAACTAAGGTCTAAATAATAGTAAACATTAAAAACTATGATAGCTAAAGTATATTTAACAACAAATGCACAAGAAAGAACCGAAACTGCTAAATTTACTTATGTAGAGTTAACAAGTAAAACAGATTCCTTCTATTTTGCTGAACCTTATTTCGGTGAACCTGAAAAGATAGGAAAGTATTTAGATATAGAGAAAGTTTGTATAATAGGTTATTTTCCAATTTATGAACGTGAGATTTGATAAGTGTTTAAAAATTAGTATATTGTGTTCATGGAAGATGAAGAAATGATTTGTTATGCCTAAAATACCTAAAAGAGTATTACAGCCTTGGAGAAAAGAAGAGGTAAAAAGGAAACCTACTCAAAGTAACGGTTTTTATCAATCTAAGCTATGGAGAGCAACAAGGAAAAGATACATAGAAATAAACCCTTTGTGTAGATTCTGTGAGGAAAAAGGTATAATTAAAGAAGCTGAAGTAGTAGACCATATACAACCAATAGAGCAAGGCGGTGCAAAGTTAGATATAAGCAACTTACAACCCCTTTGCCATTCATGCCATAATAGAAAGAGTAATGCAGAACGCTTTGGAAACACGTATAAAAGATAAGCTTAATCTGGTTGATATGGACGGGCTTCTTATGTATAAGTATAAGGATATAGAACTACACCTAGACCACCACACAGAACACTATATTGTAATGAGTGGTATTTATAAAGGCTACTTTGTAGAACTACCAATAACTAAGCAGTTCATTATTAAGAGTGAACCATGTATATTGCATGAGGTTATAGGGTTAGAGATAAACGCATTGATATGATTAAGGTAAATGGCACAACAGACACAGCCCATATAAAGGCTATATTAGATAAAGGTGTACTACTAGGCTACACAGTGGATATAAGGATAGGTGATACCACCTACATAGTGAAGCCTGTTAAGATGATAAAGAGAGAGACAACAACATGATTAATATATTAATAACATATACAATACTAGCATGGGTTGTTTT